GTTGAACTGGTCGGTGATAACAGCCTGACAAAAATGTTATATGCCCGGCAGTTATGCGGGCAATATCACAAGGAAAAATTGCAAGGCTTGCGGGACTTGGTTGAATCAACAGAAGATAGACTGATTGTGTTTTACAACTTCACCGCTGAACTGGATGCAATGCAACGGGTGCTGAATGATCTGAACAGACCCTATTCAGTTGTGAACGGTCAGAAGAAAGACCTGACGGCATACGAAAATGCAGATGATTCAATCACATTCATACAGTACCAAGCCGGGGCAATGGGTGGTAACTATCAGAAAGCAAACAAGATTATTTATTTCACCTTGCCACTTGGCAAAGGGTCATGTGATATGTGGGAACAGTCAAAAAAGCGTATTCACCGCATAGGACAAGCCAAACCATGCTTTTACTATTACTTACTGGTGAAGGGGACGGTTGAAGAAAGAAACCTTGCAGCGTTGAAAGAAGGGAAGGAACTGACAGATGAATTATTCAAAAATACTTAATTGGATATTTGGAATCATGGCATTTATCGGTGTATTCCTGATAATCGGTGCAGTCGGTGCATCTGACTATGCGGTTGAAATGGGAATATATGAACCACTTACTACACACCTGAAAGAATACATCATTGGTGCGATTCTGATAATTCCCGGAATCATTTATTTGAAAATCACGGAAAGGGGTGATGAAAATTGAACTATTCAAAGAGCATGAGAAAGTCGGCAATGGTCAAAAGGGTCTTGATTCTGATTGGTGTTGCACTTGTCGTTGGTTTGGTGATTGGTAATGTGTCAGGATATGCCCTGAAAACTCATATAACCGCCAAGGACAAGCAGAAAACAGAAGAACAGACACTTGAACGGTCAAGCACAGAAACCCTTGTATATGGGGCGTATGATGACAGAACTTTCACACAGGAAATTTCCCTTGACTGGGGTGCGGGTGACTTGAACTTCACACCGCTTGACTGCAAGATGCCGGAAGAACAACAAGAATTTACATATTACCTTTGTACTGGGTACAACATTGATTTTACCCTTGTTATGGCACTGATTCAGAATGAAAGCAGTTTTGACCCGTTGGTTGTCAGTGCAACACATGATTATGGTTATATGCAGATCAATGAAATGAATCACCAGTGGTTGACTGATACCATTGGGGTTACGGATTTCACAGACCCATACCAAAACATCAGGGCGGGTGTGTTCGTACTTAGAAAGTTATATGAACGGTATCAAGATACCAACATGGTATTGATGGCGTACAACATGGGTGAAGATGGTGCTGCCCGGTTATGGGAAAAAGGCATTTATTCCACAGACTATACAGAAAAAATTCTGAATTATCAGATGCAGTTCAATGAACAGTTGGGCGGTGAGTAAATGGCAGCAGAAAAGAATTTTGAAAATAAGGTGAAGAAGTTCCTGAAGGACAAGGGTGCTTGGGTGCTGAAATACTGGGGTGGTGCTGCTTATACAAAAAGCGGTATTCCTGACCTGTTGGTTTGTTTCAACGGTTGGTTTTTAGGAATCGAATTGAAAGCACCAAAGGGCAGACCGTCAGATTTGCAGTTATACAATCTTAGACAGATTGAAAAGGCGGGCGGTATCGGCATCCTGTTATACCCAAAGGACTATGAACAATTCAAGGGATTTATTGAACACCTTGAACTGGGTGAATTACCCGTCAACTTATACGGTGTCTATCCATTCCTGACAGAATGGAATCACATAAAAAATAATTAAAGGAGTGAAAGAGCATGGCAGCAAAAAAGAAAGCAGATGCAGCGGTTGAGAATACCGCAGAAGTAACACAGGAAACAACTGAACAGGTTCAGGACACAGTTGAACAGATGACAGAGGACAACAAGAAGGAACTTGACAATAAGAAGTATGTGGTTGACCACTTACTTTCAACCAAGCGTGAAGGAATGGAAGATCTGATTGATTACATGGAACAGATCGGATTCTTTGAAGCACCTTGCAGTGGTGGAAATCATCTTGCTTGTCAGTTCGGACTTGTTCACCACAGCAGAAATGTAATGATGGCAGCAGAAAATATTGGTTATGCACTTCTTGGCAAAGTCAAGTATGCAGAAATTCGTGATTCAGTCATCATTGCAGCAGCATTACATGACCTTGGCAAGTGCGGTGACTTTGGTAAACAGATGTATGTGCCTAACATGATTAAGGACGGCAGACCCACCAAGGCAGAGCCGGAACAGAAATATAAACAGTCTGAAAGCAAGCCTTTCAAGCGTAACCCGGCACTTCTTCCACTTGACCATGCAACCCGTAGCATCAAGTTAGCAACCCTTTTCATTGACCTGACGGAAGATGAAGAATTTGCGATCAGATACCATGATGGTCTGTATGAATCAGCAAACTATGCAGTGAAGGGAAATGAAACCCCGTTATATTTGATTCTGCACTATGCTGATTTATGGTCAAGCAGAGTAACAGAAGGCAGCACAGATGAAGGAAGTGAAGAATAATGGATAAAAGAGATAAGAAAATCAGACAGTTAGAAGATGAACGCAATCAGTTGATGGCTGAAAATCAGGAATTGAAATATATCATCAATGATATTCAGTCAGTAAATGATATTATGCGTGAAGATATTGAAAAGGAATGTGCTGCTGAATGTGGTTGTATTGTAATTGAAGGAAGTCGCACCAGTGCAGCATATCAGGATTTAGTTGGTATTCTTCTTGCAAATAACTATTCTGTTGAAGTCATACCAATGGATGAACGCAGAAAGTTAAAAATCATTATCAAGGAAAGTGAGGTATAAGAGTATGGTAAATGAAAGACAGGGAAAAGTTTACAATCCCCGCCCGGTATATAACAGAAAGTTACTTCGTTCAGTGATTCGTGCGGGAGTTCAGAAACAGTTTGGTCAGCATCATGTTTCTGCTAATATGGCGGGAAACTTTGAAAAAATCAGAAAGGAACAGGTGAAATAATATGGCACAGATGCTTTTGATTATGGGTGAATCAGGTACAGGAAAAAGTACCAGTATGAGAAATTGTGATCCGGCAACAACTGCCGTTGTGAACCCGGTTGGTAAGCCGTTACCGTTCAAGGGTAAGTTCACAATGCTGAACAGTGAGGTTGAATCACGCAAAATCTGCAAGTTTATGAAGGAACAGGCAGCAGCCGGGAAGAAGTTATTGGTAGTTGATGACTTCCAGTATATTCTTTCAGTTCCGTACATGAACCGCATTAAGGAAAACGGTTGGGATAAGTGGAATGATTTTGGTGCAAATTACTTTGAAATCATTGAGGTATGCAAGGAACTTCCTGATGATGTGGTGGTTGCTTATATGACCCACACAGAAACCCTTGAAAATGGTGTTACTACTATTAAGCTGATCGGAAAGTTACTTCGTGAGAAGATCACCATTGAAGGACTTTTCACCATTGTACTTAGAACAGGTGTGAATGAAGGAAAATATTACTTCTACACACAGAACAGTGGCAAGGACACCGTGAAGTCACCTATGGGGATGTTCCCGGCATACGCCATTGACAATGATCTGAATTATGTAGCTGATAAAATCCGCAACTTCTATGAAGTCGGTGAGTATAAGACAGATGCAGAAATGGGTCAGGCTGATGCACATGCTGCATCCGATCTTGAAAAGCCGGATGCAAACGGTAGACGGGCAAGAGGTGGAAAAAAGACCACATCCACAGCAACACCACCTACCACAACAGAGGATGCAGCACCAAAGACAGGCAGAACCGCCCGCAAGACACATGATGAAGTGGTGGCTGAAAATAATCAGAAAATGGCTGATTATATGGCAGAGCGTGACAAGGCTATTGATGCGGTTGCTGATGGGCGTGAAGAAATCCCGTTTGATGAAGCGTGTGCAGCAGCGGATTCTGTACCGCAGCCGGAACTTGAAACACCGCCAAGAAGAACCCGCAAGGAAAGAAAGTCTGCTGAACAGTCTGAACCTGTTCAGGACGGTACAACAAACACTGATTCTGAATCTGTCACACTGGATGCAGACACATACTTCTATGTTCCGGCTGATGATAACTATGTGATGAAGCACAAGGGTGACACGGTTGACCTGATTGTTGACGGTGTTGAGGTTATGAAGGTCATCAGCAAGGAAGAATTTGGTGAAGGTGTGAAGCGTTTAGCACAGGCAGACAACCCTAAGCCGGAAAACCCTATTGACGGGGCAATGAACCCGCCGGAGAAGGGCAGACGAACAAGAAGAAGTGCAGCACAGGTACAGCCTGATAATGCAGATACAACAGCGGATGAAACCCCGGCAGTAGATGAACAGCCGACTGGCAGAACCCGCAGAGTAAGAAAAACACGCTAAGAAAGTGAGGTAAAAGAATATGAACAATCCTTTTGGTTTACCTGATGAACTGTTTGGTGCAATTCTTGCATCTGCAATTACAGAAGGAATGAACACGGCGGGTAGCCGTTCAATGAAGAAGCCGAACCCGGCAGTACCTAAACAGAACACACCGCCGGAAGATGGTGCAAAGGCTGCAAAGGAAATCTATGATTCCTATGTAAAAGCCGGGTTCAATGAGGTTCAGGCGTTTGAGTTGTTAAAGTTAGTATTAAGCAAATAAGAAAGGTTAAAAGGTGAAAAATTATGGCTATTGATTTCAGTGCATTTGATGAAAAGGTTGATTTACAGGAATTACAGAATGAGGTGCAGAACGCACCTGATAATGATTTTGCTGATGTGCCGGATGGTACATATATCATTAGTATTGAGAAGATGGAAATTAAGTTGACCAAGGCACAGGATAAGTTGATGTTTGCAGTTCAGGCAAAGATCAAGGAAGGTGAACAGGCAAACCGCATGATCTTCTTCAACCGTGTTATTTCCGGCAACAGTTCCGCAAAGTGGACGGACGGACAGGCAATCAAGTCTGTATGCACTTGGGTGAACAAGCTGATTGCAGAAGATGACACACCTGTTAAGTTCGTAAACTATGCAGATTTTGCAGATCAGATTCTTGATGTGTTCCAGTCCATTCAGGGTGCGATTGAAGTTGAGGTTGATTATAAGGCAGATGCTTTCAACCCTATCACAATCAAGGAAGTTTTTGATTGCTAAAAAATTTTACTTGTAAAGTTAAGAAGTCTTAACTTAAAATGTTATCAGGCGGTGGTGGGGTCACACCTTCCACCGCTATTTTCAGAAAGGGTGAATGTAGTGATATTTTATGACTTTGAGGTTTTCAAGGAAGATTGGCTTGCTGTTTTCATTGATGTGACCAAGAAAAAAGAATATGTGATAATCAATAACCCTGATGAATTAAAAGCCTTATATGAAGCTAATAGCAAGGATATATGGGTAGGTTATAATAACCGCCACTATGACCAGTACATTATGAAAGGTATTCTGTTGGGAATGAATCCCAAAAGAATCAATGACTGGATAATTGTTGAAAAAAAGGAAGGGTGGCAATTTTCATCAGCGTTCAACAAAGTTCCAATGATTAACTATGATGTTATGCCGAACCCTCCGGTTGGTTTGAAAACACTGGAAGGTTTTCTTGGCAGCAATATCAAGGAAACGGATGTTGATTTTAGAATAAACAGGAAATTAACCAAGGAAGAAATTGAAATGACGGTTTTCTACTGTCGGCATGATGTGGAAGAAACCATCAAAGTATTCCTTGAAAAAATAGATGAATTTAATGCAATGCACGGTATCATTCAGGCTTTCCCGGACATTGTGAACCTGTCTGATATAGGGGACAGTGAAGCAAGAATCACCGCAAAGGTGCTTGGGTGTTCTCGCAGATCATTTGAAGATGAATTTGATTTCTACTTTTTACCATGCTTGCAACTGAAAAAATATAAATATGTTCAGGACTGGTTTGAACAGAAAAGACAGGAAGCCTTGTCAATGGACTTGGCACACATGGATAAATACTCAAAACGTACATGGTACAAAGAACAGGGACTTGAAACCGTGGTTGCGGGTATTCCTCATTCATTTGGTTTTGGCGGTGTTCATGGGGCAACAGCCACACCAATTCATAAGACCGGGCAACTGCTGCACGTTGATGTAAACAATTACTACCCGTCAATGCTGATTGCTTGGGGACTGGTTACAAGGGCAGCAACCAATGACAATTACCCGCTTGTGTATAACACCCGTAAGGCAATGAAGGAAAAACAGATTGCTGCAAAAAATGCCGGAAACAAGAAAGAGGTCAAGCGGTGGAAGAAAGCACAGTTGCCATATAAGAAAATGCTGAACGCCTTGTCAGGTGCAATGAAGGATGAAACCAATGCAGCGTATGACCCAAGGAACAACAACTGCATGTGCATCAATGGTCAGTTGATGTTGCTTGACCTGATTGAACACCTTGAAGTTGTACCGGGATTTGAACTGATTCAGTCCAACACGGACGGTCTTATTATTTGGATTCCTGACACAGATGAAGCCTTTGAAATGGTTGATGATATTTGTTGGGAATGGGAACAGCGTTGTTCCACAGATCAGTGTTCAATTCTTCTTGAACTGGATAACATCAGTGAAATTTATCAGAAGGATGTGAACAATTACCTTTGGGTTGGTATTGACGGTGGGGTTGAAAGAATCGGTGCTTATGTGAAGGAGCTTTCAGCGGTTGACAACGATCTGCCAATTCTGAATAAAGCACTGGTTGACTACATGGTCAAGAAAACCCCGGTTGAACAGACCATCAATCAGTGTGATGACCTGATTATGTTTCAGAAGATTGTCAAATTATCAGACAAGTATGATTGGGTAGAACATGAACATTGCACCCCGCTTGTCAGTCATATAGGTAAGAGAACAATCAAGACGGTATATGAATACCCTGACAAGGACAAATACACATATAAGTCATACAGGGTGTTTGCATCTAACGATCAGAAGGACGGAAGATTGCTGAAACGTAAACAGGTGAAAGCAAAGGGTGAAAAATTTGGTAATACACCTGACCACTGTTTCATTTTCAATGATTCAGTTGTTGGGGTAAAAACACCGCCTGAACTTGATAGGCAGTGGTACATAGATTTAGCAAAGAAACGCTTGAAACAATTTGGTGTTGTAGCGTAACACCGGGAAGGAAGGTTTTCATGGATTTAGAAATTAGATATGAAAATGGTTCAATGACAGTTCATCTTGAAGAATTTCTTTCAGAACGCAGAATTGCCAAGGTCAGGAAACTGCTGAAAGTTATCAGAAGCAGTTTCACACCTGAATGTGAACAGCAGATGAAAGAATTTATTCAGGAACAGACTGAACAGTTTGAACAAGTTCAGAAGGAACACAGTATTTACATTGAAGGGTACACGCAAAAGGTCAAGTATGCAGAACAGCAGATCAGGCAGACAAAGCACCGTATTTCACAGATTCAGACGGGTGTTAAAAACTCGCAGCTTCTCCGGGATTCACACAGGAAGAACACAAAAGTTTGGAAGGATCGCAATGCTGATGTAAAAAAGTACAGGGAACGCCTAAAAGAACCAAGGACAACTTTGAAGGAACAGAATGAAGAACTTAGGAACTTGAAAACACGGTTATGGAAAAGGCAAAAGGCTTTTGACTGCAATGTCAGAAACAAGGAATTTTATAAAAAAGTGATGCAAGAAATCACTTAAAGGATGGTGATAAAAAATGCCACTATACAAAGGTTATGTTGAAACCAAGGGCAAGGCAAGCATTGAAAAACTGAAAAACAGAACCACATGGAAAACCTATGATGAAGTGAAGAACCTGAATGGATTCGGCGGGGTTTTGGCTGATGACACCATCCTTATTGACATTGATGATTCTGACCAATCTGAAATTCTGATGAACATTGTGGAAGAACTGCAACTTGACTGTAAAGTCCTTTGTACCAGTAGGGGAAAACACTTTCTTTTCAAGAACCGCACTATTGCAAGGAACAGGACACACGTTCAGTTGGCTGTTGGTCTTACTGCTGATATAAAAGTCGGCAGTAAGTTATCTTATGAGGTCATCAAGATTGACGGTGAAGAAAGATTTTGTGAATGGGACATTGAAGAAGGTGGAAAGTATCAGGAAGTTCCCAAGTGGTTGTTCCCGGTCAAGGCAACCGCAGACTTTGTTGATATGGATGCCGGGGACGGAAGGAATCAGGCACTTTTCAATTATATCCTGACCCTGACTGCAAATGATTTCACAGTTGAAGAAACCCGTGAGTGCATCCGCATCCTGAACAAATTTGTACTGAAACAACCGCTGTCAGATGATGAACTGGAAGTGATCTTGCGTGATGATGCTTTTCAGAAACCTGTTTTTTTCCTTGGCAGCACATTCCTATTTGACAAGTTTGCAGTGTTTATGAAGAACACGGCACACGTTATCAAAATCAACGGACAGTTACACATATACAAAGATGGTGTGTATTCCAATGGGTACAAAGAAATTGAATCAAACATGATTCAGCATATCCCCAACCTAAAAAAGATGCAACGCCGGGAAGTTCTTGATTACATGGAATTGATCGTTGATGAAAAGGAACAATCAGATGCAAACCTGATTGCTTTCAACAATGGTGTATATGACCTTGTGACCGGGGAACTGAAACCATTCAGCACGGACATTGTTATTACTAACAAGATTCCTTGGGACTACAAGCCGGATGCCTATTCTGAACTGGCAGATAGCACCCTGAACAAGTTAGCGTGTGGTGATGCAGCAATCAGGGCATTGTTGGAAGAATGTATTGGTTACTGCTTTTACAGAAGAAATGAGTTAAGCAAGGCGTTCATTCTGACAGGTGACAAGTCCAACGGTAAAAGTACATTTTTGGATTGTGTCAAAGCAATCCTTGGTGATCGGAACATTTCAGCACTTGACCTGAAAGAACTGGGTGACAGGTTCAATACTTCAATGATGTTCGGCAAACTGGCAAACATTGGTGATGATATTGGTGATGATTTCCTTCAAGGTTCACAGGTCAGCGTGTTCAAGAAAATAGTAACAGGTAACCGCATCAAGGCAGAGCGTAAAGGACAAGACCCGTTTGAGTTCAACCCATTTATCAAACTGTTATTCAGTGCTAATGATATTCCCCGTATGAAGGACAAGACCGGAGCGGTACTTAGGCGTTTGGTCATCATCCCGTTCAATGCCACGTTCAGCAAGGATGACCCTAATTATGACCCATTTATCAAATACAGGCTGATTCAACAGGACAGTATTGAATATCTTATTAGGCTTGGTGTAGAAGGTCTGAAAAGAATCATCATCAGTGATGGATTTACCAAGTCAGACAAGGTTCAGAACCAGTTGACAGAGTATGAGGAAGAAAACAACCCTATTCTTGCATTTATCAATGACACCGGGGTTGACATGATCGAAAATGAACCAACCAATGAGGTATACAAGCGGTATCAGGTATTTTGTGCAGACAACAGTATGCAGCCAATGTCAAATATCGTATTCAGTAAGCAGATCAACAAACGCCTTGACTTGGAAATTTCAGTTGTAAAACTGAACGGTCAGACAAGGCGTATTTTCAGAAGCAGAAAGGACGGTGATTGAAATGAATGAAGTTTTGTTCAGTAGTAGCACAGATGACTGGGCTACACCACAGGACTTATTTGATGCACTGGATGCAGAATTTCATTTCACATTAGACCCGTGTTCAAGTGAACAGAATCATAAGTGTGACAGGTATTTCACTAAAGAAGATAACGGGTTATTGCATGATTGGGGGGGGGAATCTGTCTTTTGTAACCCACCCTATGGTAAAGAAATGTATAAATGGGTTGAAAAATGCTATTTTGAGGGACGGAAAGAACACACAACTGTTGTTCTGTTGATTCCGGCAAGAACAGACACCAAGTATTTTCACGATTTTATTATACACAGGACAGAAATTCGATTCATAAAAGGTCGGTTGAAATTTGGGAACAGTAAAAATGCAGCACCTTTTCCTTCAATGTTGGTGATATTCAGGGGTGCAAAAGTTTGATAAGAAAGGAAGGTATCAATTAGTGAAAGGTGGAAGAAATACAGAAGGTTATGCAGATCCAACGGCAACTATTGCGGTTGGTAGAGTTGCAAAGGAAGAACGTGAACAGATTGAATGTGAAGCAGCAGACAAACGTGCCTATGATCTGATTAAGGTTTTGAAGTACATCATCAAAGGTGCGGGGTTTGAACTGACTGAACGTGTTCAGGTAAAAGATACCAAGACGGGAAGGGTTTACAGATGATTGAAAAAATAAAGAAATTCATCAGAATAATCACAATACTGCTGATGACCGTCTTTGTCATATTTCTAATATACACAGTATTCAAGTATGAATGGAAAAACATACTTTGTGTTATAAGCGTCATTACGGTGTTTCTTATTATCTGTTGGGCGTTTGATTGGTGAAAGGGGTGAAGTCAAATGTATGATGAACAGGAAGATGCTGCACAGTTAGAATGGTGTCGGCAGTGGTCAGAAGAACATAAAAAGAAAATGACCCGGAAGATGCAGAAGAAGATCAGACGGATTCAGCACTGGTGTAACTGTAAGTTGTATGTCAAGTATGCTTGGTATGAGTTCCGGGCAATGGTGAAAGGATAAGATGAATGATTATGGAAAATAAGATTTTGGAATTATTGGAACAGAAGGGTAGTGTATCAATGAATGATGATATTTTCCCGTTGGTGGAAAAAGAATTTGAAGGTCAGGTGATTGGTGCAGAACTTTATGAACTTGCACACCAATACATATTACAGTTGTTGTATGGGGTACATACTGCCGGGGTTGCCGTGATTGCTGTTCCTAAGTTTGCAGCGGGTCAGCAGTTCGGTCAGATGGTTGTTGCTGATGTGATTTATACAAAGGTGAATGATACACCGTATGATTTTATGCAGTAGTTACGCATAGTTACGGTTGGTTACGCTTTGGGTTACGGTTGAAACCCTTGTAAATACTGGCGGTTACGGTTGGTTACGGTTAAAAGCAATTTTCTTATTATTTTTATTTATTGTATATTCTATACATCATAAAAAGTAAAAATATAGAGTATAAGGCGTGAACCGTAACCGTAACTAACCGTAACCAGTAGGAAATTCAAGGCTTTCAGGGTGTTTTTAGTGTGATTTTATCCGTAACCGCAAGCGTAACCGTAACCGGGAAAGGACAGGTGAAAGAATGAAAACATTATCCGCAAGGGAATATTTAGGACAGTTACAGGAACTTGATACTAATATCAATCAGGACTTAGAACGCCTTGATGATATGAAAATCAATGCTTGCAGTACCGGGGCAATAGATTATTCTGCTGAAAGAGTGCAGACAAGTCCGTCAGGTGACAGTTTATGCAAGGCAGTCACAAATTATGTTGCTTTCAATGATGAAATCAATGCAGAGATTGACCGCTTTTCAGATGCCAAGGAACAGATCATCAAGCAGATTAGAGGTCTACACAATGCAAGGTATTCACAGGTGTTGTTCAAGGTGTATGTGCAGTTTAAGAGTTTGAAAGTTGCATCCGGTGAAATGGGTATGTCATATCAGTATGTCAGGAATCTTCACAAAAAGGCACTTACAAGGTTTGAAGAAACTTATGATGATCTGCATTACTTAACTTAATGTATATTTACTGTCACATGAAACAACAAAAAGAGCGTTTTACGATAGATTTTGTTGTTTCAAGTATATTGTGTATTCTTGAATCTAATGATAGGATGTATCTTGACAAGATGGGAATTGTGAAGAAGCGGTTGTTTTTTCACAATTCTTTTTTGTTTATGCCGATATTTGCACCCTGAAATGTAATGTTTCAGGGATTTTTTATTGCAAAAATACATGAAAGGGGTGTTGTTTGATGGCAAAAACGGCAAAATTAACTGAAAAACAGCAGCGTTTTGTTGAAGAATACCTGATTGACCTGAACGCAACACAAGCAGCCATTCGTGCGGGTTATTCGGCAAAAACAGCAGATCAGCAAGGTTCAAGGATGTTGGCAAATGTCAAGGTTCAACAGGCAATTAGTGTTGCAATGGCAGAACGCAGCAAAAGAACAGGAATCAATCAGGACAGGGTTGTTTTAGAACTTGCCCGCATTGCTTTTGTGAAGATGACAGACCTTGTTGACAGTCACGGAAGAATAAAAGACGGTGCATCAGAAGATGACCTTGCTTGTATTGAATCCGTGAAGTACAAACAGTCTGAATCAGAAACCGGGTCAAGTGTTGAAAGGGAAGTGAAGATTTCACCAAAGCTGAAAGCACTTGAATTACTTGGTAAACACTTGGGTATGTGGAATGACAAACTGGATGTGAACATCACGCAGCCTATTGTTATCACAGGTGAAGATGCCCTTGAAGATTAGGCGGTGATTGCCTATGGTAAAGAACCGCATTTCTTCACAGTATGTTTTTGGGTATCAGAAGTTTATCCTGTACCCGGAAGATTACAAGGTTACTAAGTCCGGCAAGAAGAAAGTACAGTTGCCTGAACTGGTTGGTAAGGGTTACGGTACTTTTTGGCGTTGGAAAGGTAGATATAGGGTATGTAAGGGCAGCCGTGCATCCAAGAAATCAAAAACAACTGCCCTTTGGTACATCACCAATATGATGAAGTACCCACAGGCAAATACCCTTGTGGTCAGAAAGACTTTCAGAACCCTGAAAGATTCCTGTTTCACAGAATTGAAGTGGGCGATTCACCGCCTTGGCGTTGATGCCTTTTGGGAAATCAAAGAATCACCACTTGAAATGACCTATAAACCAACAGGTCAAAAGATTTATTTCAGGGGACTGGATGATCCCCTGAAAGTAACATCAATAACCGTTGATATTGGTTGCTTGTGTTGGATGTGGATTGAAGAAGCGTATGAAATCAGTTCAGAAGATGATTTCAATATGCTTGATGAATCAATCCGTGGTGCTGTTCCTGACGGTTCAGGATTGTTCAAGCAAATAACCCTTACACTGAACCCGTGGAATGAACACCACTGGATAAAGAAGCGGTTTTTTGATACCCCTGATGATGAAGTCCTTGCAATGACCACCAATTACAAGTGCAATGAATGGTTGGATAAGGCAGACTTGAAAGTCTTTGAAACCATGCGGAAGCAGAACCCAAGGCGTTATAAAGTAGCGGGTCTTGGTGATTGGGGTATTGTAGACGGTCTTGTCTATGAGAACTGGGAAGAAAAGGCGTTCAGTGTTGATGAAGTCAAGAAGATAAGCGGTGTCAAGTCTGTATTTGGTCTTGACTTCGGTTATACAAATGATCCTTCTGCACTGTTTTGTGGTCTGATAGATCAGTCAAGCAAGACTATTTGGGTCTTTGATGAAATGTATCAACCGGGTATGAGTAATGAAGCCATTGCCGAACAGGTTCAGCGGATGGGATATGTGAAAGAGAAAATCACAGCCGATTCAGCAGAACCAAAGAGCATTGACCGCTTGCGTGAACTGGGTCTGAAAGGAATCAGGAAAGCAAGGAAGGGCAAGGACAGCATCAACAACGGCATTGACTTCATACAGGACTATCACATTATCATTCACCCAAGATGCGTGAATTTCATCACAGAGATCAGTAACTATCAATGGGACAAGGATGCAAAGACTGGCAAGAAACTGAACCGCCCTATTGATGACTTCAACCACCTGATGGATGCAATGCGTTATGCGATTGAACAGATGGCAAAGGGTGATGCCTTTAGTTTTGATTAAGCAATTACCGGGTAGAATACACGGTGTCAGCAGTCGTTTCTTTTTGGACGGTAGGAAAAGGCTGTCAAATGCTTACTCCGGGGCGGTTGCAATCGGTGACCGCCTATGACACCTGTATAACTACTTTTAAGATATTAGAAACAAATTAGTAACAACAACCCTTGAAAATGCAGTGTTTTCAGGGGTTTTGATTTTATTATGCAATGAAAGGGGTGAATTGAACCGTGTTCAGTTCCTTAATAAACACACTGACATTGAAGGTTTCCAACTTTATACTGGACGGTGCAAGGTCAAGGATGACTGACAAGGAATTTCTTGAAAAAGAAATTATGAAATGGAAAACGTCACCCCACCGCATCATGCAAATTAAGGGTTCACTGTACTATGACAATGAACATGATATTTTGAAGCGGAAACGTACAATGATAGGTGAGGATGGCAAGTTACAGGTTGTTGAGAACTTGCCAAACAACAGGGTCATTGACAACCAGTATGCAAAAATGGTCAATCAGAAAGCAAATTATCTGTTCGGTCAGCCTTTTGCAGTAAGTGGTGAAAATGACCAATATGTTGAACTGTTAAAAACCGTGTTTAATAAGCGGTTTATGAAAACCATTAAGAACAGCGGTAAGGCAGCATACAACGGGGGAATCTGTTGGTTATATCCATATTATGACAATGAAGGTCATTTCACTTTCAGGCTGTTCCCCGGCTATGAGATTTTGCCGTTTTGGAAAGACAACGATCATACAATGCTTGACTTTGCAGTCAGACTTTACTTGGTAATTGGATATGAGGGAACAACCCCAACCGTCATTGAAAAGGTTGAAGTGTATGATGTTGATGGTGTTCACAGGTTCATTCTTGACCACGACACACTTATCCCTGATCTGACAAACAACGGTGAAGCCGATTGTTACCATGTTACCATGACAGATGCAACCGGGAAGGTGACGGGGTTCAACTGGCAGCGTGTTCCCCTGATTCCATTGAAAGCCAATGAACAGGAAACACCACTGCTGAAAAGAGTCAAGTCTTTACAGGACGGTATCAATGTGATGCTGTCCGACTTTGAAAACAATATGCAAGAAGATGCCCGGAACACCATTTTGGTATTGAAGAACTATGACGGTACTAATTTGGGTGAGTTCAGAAAAAACCTTGCAACCTTTGGTGCAGTAAAGGTCAGATATGATGGTGACACTAAGGGCGGGGTTGAAACCCTTGAAATCACAGTCAATGCAGATAACTACAAAGCTATTGTTGAAATCTTCAAGAAAGCCTTGATTGAGAACGCAATGGGTTATGATGCCAAGGATGACAGACTTTCCGGCAACCCTAATCAGATGAACATTCAGTCAATGTATTCTGATATTGACATTGATGCAAACGATACAGAAACAGAATATCAGGCAGCCTTTGAAGAAATCCTTTGGTTTGTAAATTGCCATTTTGCCAATACAGGACAGGGGAACTTTGAAGGTGAAGAAGTGGACATCATATTCAACCGTGACATTCTTATCAATGAATCAGAAGCCATTGATAACTGTCGGAAATCTGTTGGTATTCTTTCTGATGAAACAATCATCAGTCAGCACCCTTGGGTGGATGATCCACAGGCAGAACTTGAACGCCTGAAAAAGCAGAAGGAAGAAGCACAGAAAGAAATGCTTGCACAATATGACCCGTTTGGTACACAGAATGATGACCCTGACAATAGAGGTGACCCAAACAAGGGAAGTCAGGGCGGTGAAGTAGATGAATAACGGTGAATACTGGCAGAAGCGTTTTGAACTGCTTGAACGGGCTGCACACCAACAGGGGGTTCAGTGCTATGCGGATATTGAAAAACAATACCGACAGGCACAGAAGCAACTTGAAGGTCAGATTGCTGCATGGTATCAGCGTTTTGCATCTAACAACGGGGTAACCCTTGCAGAAGCAAAGCGGATGTTGAACGCAAAGGAACTTGCTGAACTGAAATGGGATGTGAACCAGTACATTCAGTACGGTCAGGAAAATGCGATCAACGGCACTTGGGTCAAGCAGCTTGAAAACGCTTCTGCAAGATTCCATATCAGCAGACTTGAAGCCTTGAAGTTGCAGACCCAACAGAGCATTGAAGTCATGTTTGGAAACCAACTTGACAGCATTGACAGCACAATGCGGAATGTTTACAAGTCCGGCTATTATCACACAGCCTATGAAATTCAGAAGGGTGTGGGTGTTGGTTGGGACTTTTCTGCACTGGATGACAAGCAGATCAGCAAGGTCATCAACAAGCCTTGGGCGGTTGACGGCAAGAATTTCAGTGAAAGGATATGGGGCAACCGTCAGAAGTTGGTCAATGAATTGAACAACACTCTGACACAGAACATCATCTTGGGAAAAGACCCACAGAAAGCCATTGATGAAATTGCCCGGAAGATGAACACTTCCAAGACCAACGCCGGGCGGTTGGTAATGACAGAAGAAGCCTTTTTCAGTTCCGCAGCACAAAAGGACTGCTTCACTGAACTGGATGTTGAACAATTTGAGATTGTGGCAACACTGGATTCCCACACTTCGGATATATGCCGGGGAATGGACGGAAAGCATTTCAAAATGTCAGAATGGAAGGTTGGGGAAACCGCCCCACCTTTTCATGTTCATTGCCGTTCAACCACTGTACCGTATTTTGATGATGAATTTGATGCAGTTGGTGAACGTGCTGCAAGGGGGGCAGACGGTAAGACCTACTATGTACCCGCTGATATGACTTATGAACAATGGTCAAAGAAATTTGTAAAATCCGCACCGTTGGAAGATATAAGAACACCCGTTGATGTTGAATTTGATATGAATGTCAGTGGTTATAAAGGTGTTCAGGGTGGTTGCACCGTCAAGTCAGGCGGTGAGAAATACGGTCAGGAAGTAAAGATTGTTACCCTGAATAAACGCAATACAACTGAATGGGATGAACTACCTGCTGAAATGAAAACACAACTGCAATATACATCAATGGGAAACAAACCATTCAGTCTTGCAAAAGGTGATTATGAAGTTCAGCGGTATGTTGAAGGTTCAGCGGAAAACGCAGACCGTGATGAAATTGCAAAGGCACTTGGCGGTGATTATCTTGGATTTTCTTTTCAGAGAAAGAACAATCAACCGTTATATATTGACTTTTACCAAAAAGGTGATGATGTTTTCTATTCCATAGGTAAGGCACAGGTTGATAAGACTGTCAAAGACAGTTCCCTGAAACTGATTGATGAAGTTGCCACTGAAAGAGAAAAACTAATCATTGAAAATATCGGTGACGGTATGACAAAAGAATTGTCAGTCAGAAGTGGTGATGAATGGGTTTCAGCAATGAAAGAATTTCACCGTTCAATTCAGGCTGATGGTTTACCGACAATTTTATCTGATGCAGATTACAATGCAGTTCAGTCACCTGTTTTGTATCGTGGTATTGCACCACAATCAAAATTGAGAAGTGATATAACTACTACATCCACAACAAAGGAAATGGCTGATGAATTTTTCAAAGGTGATTCCCCGTTTCCTTCCCGTGGCGTTTATGGTGACGGTGTTGCCTATGCATCACCCGCTTATTCACAGATTGCAGTGAACTATGCAACTAACGGTGGAAAGCAGATGCACGGCGGTGTTATAATAGAATTTAAACTAAAGGCTGATGCAAAAGTCATAACCTATGAAGATGCACTTGAAATATTCAGGAAGATGACACAAAGAGGTGGAAGTAAGTTATTATTCAATCCAAAACAACAGAAAGCGGTCAATAAAGAAGTCGGCAAGGCAATGAACGCCTTGGGGTATGATGCAATCATCAAACACAATGGTGACAATACTGGTCAAGACTTTTATGTTATTCTGAATCGTGCATCATTGGTTGCGAAAAATAAATACATCACCAAAACGCTATGATGAAAGGCGGTGGCACTTGTGAAGATGAATAAAAATGATTTCAATGCGGGTTCACCTTACAGTTGTTGGTTGAAGGAAGAATTGACTGGTGAGGTCACCAGTCATCTGTATGGGATGAAGAACCGGGGGTTGATTAAAAAGTACAAAGTATATGTTGATGATGAAACAGAATCAGTCATCATGGGAATCACCAAACTGGATGATTTACCTGATGACTTGAAAAAAGTTGCAGTTGAGATTATCAGAACAGAACTGGATGAAAGTTTCAAAATCTGATGAAGAAAGCACGGTCAAATAGCCGTGCTTTTTTCATACCTTAACAAGTTATCAATAGACCTGTAATAATTGCTATATGGCGGTTATATGAGGTCAGAAAGGGGGGATAAAAGGCACATGAAAACGTACACAATGAGAAAGGCATGGTGATCCTGATTATCTCCCGGCTACTGGGTCAAGTAGCACATAGAAAAGGCATCCGGCAACGGGTGTCTTTTTTCTTGCGGGTTGTCAAGCGTAAACCGAACAAAAACCAATCAATCATGTGGGAGTAACCCCGTATAAAAACGTATTTGAAAGGATGGTATAGAAATGACAAGAAAACAGTTAGAGGATTTAGGACTTACCAAGGAACAGGTTGATTCAGTAATGAAAATCAATGGTGATGACATTGAGAACGCAAAGGGTACTGCTGCAACAGAGATCAAGAACTTGCAGACAGAGGTTGAAGGACTGAAAACACAGGTCGGTGACCGTGACAAGCAGTTAGAAACCCTGAAAGCATCTGCCGGGGACAACGCCGATCTGAAAAAGAAGATTGAGGAGTTGCAGACCGAAAACGCCACAGCTAAGGCAAGCCATGAATCTGAACTGAACCAGTTGAAAATTGATTTTGCTGTTGAAAAAGCACTGACAGGTGCAAAGGCAAAGAACATCACCGCAGTCAAGGCACTTTTAGACCTGAAGGATGCCAAGTTTGACAAGGAAGGAAATGTCAAGGGATTGGCTGAACAGATCGAAAAACTGACCAGTGATGAAGGTACTAAGTTCCTGTTTGAAGCACAGAAACAGCAGCAGAATTTCAAAGGTTTTCAGCCGGGAGCATCTGCACAGCAGAAACCGGGTGCAGAAGTTGACACTTCAAAAATGAACTATGATGAATTATGTGCCTATTTAGCAGAAAATCCTGATGCTAACTTAGGTGAGTAAAAGAAAGGACAGGTGAAAATTTATGCCAAACGATAAGTTTGATTCTAAGAGTTTTAACCCACAGGCTTTCAAGTATATGGTTGGTAGAGTGCCGAACCTTCATATGCATGAGATCAAGAAGTCAAAAGCACTGGCGGGTAACCCTGACATTAAGGCAACCCTTGGTGGTAGTCAGGGCGGTACAGGTTATGCAAGAATTGCAATGCGTGGTCTGTTAGATGGTGATGCAGTCAATTATGACGGTCAGACTGATATTACTGCAACCAGTACCAAGACCTTTGAACAGGGTGTTGTTGCTGTTGGTCGTGCTAAAGCATGGCTTGAAAAGGATTTTTCCTATGACATTACAGGCGGTGTTGATTTCATGCAGAATATCGCAGATCAGGTTGGTGAGTATTGGGACGGCGTAGATCAGGACACTATTATTGCAATTCTTGATGGTGTATTTTCTATGACTGGAACAAAGAACAAAGAGTTTGTTGATGCTCATACCTATGATGTAACAGAGAAGGTTGATGGTAAAATGTCTGCAACTACTCTGAACAGTGCAACCAATAAGGCGTGTGGTGCTAACAAGAAGAAGTTCACACTGGTGTTCATGCACAGTGATGTTGCAACGAACCTTGAAAACCTGAACCTTGTAGCACACCTGAAATACACTGATTTACAGGGTATGCAGCGTGAACTTGATCTTTACACTTGGAACGGTAAGTTAGTAGTCATTGATGACGATATGCCGACTACTGAACAGGAAGGTTTCTATATCAAGGCAAAGTCAGCTGATGAAGGTGCTTTACAGGTTGTTGCTAACAGTGCAACACCTACTGCAAAGCAGATCAAACTTGAATCTGTCACACCTGTTGCAGACAGTTATGAAACACCAAAAGAAGGTGATTATGTTGTGTATGTTGATGCTTTCACAGAGTACACAACTTATGTACTTGGTAATGGTTCAATCAGTTATGAGGATTTAGGGGTAAAAGTACCTTATGAAATGAATCGTAACCCTGAAAAGAATGGTGGTCAGGACACACTTTACACAAGACAGAGAAAGGTTTTTGCACCTTTTGGTATTTCTTATGAGAAGAAGTCACAGGCTACATTATCCCCTACCAATGAGGAATTAAAGAAGGGTGAGAACTGGACACTGGTACATTCCGGGGAAACTACGGAAAGCAAGCGTTCATATATCAATCATAAGGCAGTACCTATTGCCCGTATCATTTCCCGTGGATAATTTCTGATCTGAAAGGGTGGTTGCAATGTTTGATACTGATACAGTAAAAGAACGGTTGAAATCATTCGGTTATGAGGTCAAGGCAGATGATGAATTTGCCTTGACCTTTTGCGTTGAGAAAGTACGCAGCACAATCAAGAATGAAATCAACTGGAATGATGTGCCGGAAGGACTGGAACACATTGCCGTTGATATGGCGGTGGGTGAATTTCTTCTTTCCAAGAAAACCTTTGCACCTGATGATCTTACCGGGTTTGATTTAGAATATGCTGTCAAGCAGATTCAGACAGGGGACACCAACACGGTTTTTGCAACTGGTGAAGGTTCAATGACCCCTGAACAAAGACTGACTTCTTTCATCAATTACCTTTTATCCTATGGAAAGGCTGAATTTAATTCATTCAGGCGTATCAGATGGTAAAGCAGATTCAGGCAGCACAGAAGGCTGCAAGGAAAGCCATTGAAGCAACCTATTTTGGTACTTTGATGGTGACAGAACTGCAAAAGGTAAAAAATGAGAAGTCAAAACTTATGGAAGAATCAGAGGTTGTGGTCTTACAAGACCAACCGTGCAGATTATCTTTTGAAAAACTGCAAACAGCAATTCAGTCAGAATCAGCAGCAACGATTACACAAAGCACAAAGTTGTTTGTTTCCCCGGATGTAACCATCAAAGCGGGGTCAAAACTGACAGTAACACAGGACAATGTGACCACGGACTACACCCGCAGCGGTGTCCCTTCCACATATCCAACGCATCAGGAAATTACACTTGAACTGTTCAAGGAATATGCGTAAATGGGTAGAATGGGAAGATTTGACTGCAAAGGTCTGAAAGACTTTCAGCAGCAGTTGGGAAAGTTGCAAAATCCTGATGACTTTGTGGAATCGTGTGCAAAAGAACTTGCTGCCCGGTTGCTTCGCATGGTGGTCAAAAGAACACCTGTCGGACAGTACCCGGCAAGTTCAGGAAAAAAGGGCGGTACATTAAGGCGTGGTTGGACTGGTGAAAAACGTGCATCCGCACAAGGGTATGCAGACAGCCTGACGGTGAACCATTTTGGTGACACCTATGTCATTGAAATTGTGAACCCGGTTGAATACGCATCCTATGTTGAATACGGACACAGGACAGCCAATCATTCAGGATGGGTCAAGGGTCAGTTTATGATGACCATATCTGAACAGGAATTACAGAAAATTGCCCCAAAGGTGCTTGAAAACAAAATCAAGAAATATTTAGGGGGACTTGGTAAATGATAAATTCAATAGTTGAAGCAATCAGTTGTTCCCTGAACAAAGAATTTGGGGATGATTATGAAATCCACAATGAAGAAATCAAGCAAGGTTTGAAAGAGCCTTGTTTTTTTATTGCTTGCTTGAACCCAAACAACAACCTTTTCCTTGGCAAACGGTATGAACGTACCAATCAGTTCTGCATCCAGTATTTCCCACAGTCTGCAAAGAAGCAGCGGGAATGTGCTGATGTGGCTGAAAGAATGTATGACTGTTTGGAGTATATCACAACAGACGGTGATACCAAGCCAATTAGGGGTTCAAAAATGAATCATCAGGTGGTTGACGGTGTTCTGAATTTTTTTGTCAATTATGACTTTTTCACGGTCAAGACGGAAGATCAGACACCAATGGAAACTATGACGGCAAGCACGGATGTGAAGGAAGGTGGTTGATTATGGCAGCAAAAAAGACAACAACGGGAACTGCTGCAAGGTCTGAACAGACTGAACCAATGTTCAGCAAGGAACAGATTCTTGCATCTGCCCGTTTTGCAAACAGAAGGGACTTGGTGGATGCCCTTCTTGATGAAGATAAAAGTTACACCATGAAAACCGTTGACAATTTAGTTGAAAAATACATGAAAGGACAGGTGAAATAGTATGGCTTTAGGTGGTGGTACATTTACATCACAGAACAAAGAACTTCCAGGTGCTTATATCAACTTTGTATCGGCTGCATCCGCATCCGCTGCACTGTCTGATAGAGGTATTGCAACAATGCCCCTTGAACTTGACTGGGGTATTGAAGGAGAAGTTTTTGAAGTGACCAATGAAGATTTTCAGAAGAACAGCCTGAAACTTTTTGGTTATGCCTTTGACAGTCCTAAGATGCTTGGTCTTAATGATCTGTTCATGGGTGCAAAGACCTTGTATGCGTACCGTCTGAACGGCGGTGGTGATAAGGCAGCGAACACATACGCAACCGCAAAGTATTGTGGTGTTCGTGGTAACGATTTGAAGATCGTGATTCAGAAAAATGCAGATGATGCAAGCAAGTATGATGTTACAACCTACTTTGGTACGGTTAAGGTTGACACACAGACAGTTGCCAAGGCTGCTGATCTTGTGGCAAACGATTATGTAACATTCAAGGCTGCTGATCTTGCTGTTACTGCCGGAACACCTTTAACTGGTGGCACAAACGGCACGGTTGACGGCACGGCACATCAGACTTACTTGGATAAAATCGAATCATATACCTACAACACTATGGGTGTTGTGGTTACTGATGATGTTACCAAGAAGTTATATGTGGCTTTCAACAAGCGTTTGCGTGATGAACTGGGTATCAAGTTCCAGTTGGTTGTTTACAACCTTGCTGCTGATTATATGGGCGTTATCAGTGTGAAGAACAAGGTAACAGATGCCGGATGGTCAGAAGCAGCACTTGTGTACTGGGTAACTGGTGCAGAAAGTGGTTGTGCAGTCAACAAGTCTTGTCAGAACAAGAAATATGACGGTAATTTCACCGTTGACACCAACTACACACAGAATGAGTTGAAAGCAGCAATCAAGGCGGGTGAGTTTACTTTTCATAAGGTGAACGGTGTTGTTCGTGTCCTTGAAGATATTAACTCAATGGTGACCACTTCGGACACTTGCGGGGATGTATTCAAGGACAATCAGACAATCCGTGTCATTGACCAGTTAGGTAATGATGATGCAGTCCTTTTCAACACTAAGTACCTTGGTGTTGTTCCAAACAATGCATCAGGTAGAACTTCCCTTTGGTCTGACCTCGTTAAGATCAGACAGCAGTTACAGGAACTTGGTGCTATTGAAGGGTTCACTGATTCTGATGTTACGGTTGCACAGGGCGATTCCAAGAAAGCGGTTGTGATTACATCCGCAATCACCGTTGTGAACGCTATGGGTAAACTTTATGAAACGGTTACGGTTGCGTAAGAAAGGGGTGAAATAAAATGCCGAATGTAACAATGAAAGCAAGGGACACCATTGCAGCAAAACTTGCTGAATGTTTTATCACAATCGGAAGCAGAAGATACAACTTCATGCAGATGATTGATATGGAAGCAAAGGTTGAGAAAACAAAGACTACTGTTCCCCGCCTTGGTGCAATCATGGCGGGTCATAAGTCATGTGGTATGGAAGGTACTTTTTCCGGCACGGCACACTATAATCAGTCAGTTCTTCGTCAGGCATTACTTGACTATAAGAACACTGGTGAGGATGTGTATTTTGAAATGCAGATCACCAATGATGACCCAACCAGTGATGCGGGCAGACAGACGATCATTTTCTATGACTGCAACACTGACGGCGGTGTGTTAGCAAAATTTGATGCTGACGGGGAATACATTGATGAAGAGATTGAAGGAACATTTGAGGACTTCTCAATGCCTGAATCTTTTGCAAACCTCACGGGTTTTCTTACTAACTAAGTAACAGAACCCCTTGTGTGGCTTTTATATAAGGTCATATAAGGGGTTTTTTCTATTCTTTGATAAACAGAAGGGAGAACAACAAAATGTCAAAATTTAGTGCATTTATGAAAGCGAATAAAAAGGTAAAGGAAAATGAAGAGTTTGCACCTACTGCTTCACTTCTTGGTTCAGATGGAACACCTGTCAGATGGGAGTTCAGACACATCAGTTCCAAGGAAAATGAAGAACTTCGTGATGCAAATACCATTGAAGTTCAGGTGACAGGCAAGCCGAACTTATTCAGACCGAAACTGATTACTTCAAAGTACCTTATGGCAATGATCGTGAAGTCAACGGTATTTCCTGACCTTTACGATAAAGAGTTACAGGACAGTTACGGTGTAATGACCCCGGAAGATTTAGTCTATGCAATGGTGGATGATGCCGGGGAAATGCAGGACTTCCAGTTATGGATGCAGAAGTTTCAGGGATTTACCAAGTCACTTGATGAAAAGGTTGATGAAGCAAAAAACTAATTGAAGAAGGGGATGGTGAAGCAAATTATGCTTACTATGCCCTTCTAAAACTTCACATTCTTCCATCAGTGTTCTTGGCTATGGACGAACAGGAAAAAGCCTTTGTGATTGCTTCAATCAAGTTGAAAGCAGAGCATGACAAGAAGGAAAAGAAAAAGGCAGAAGCAAGGGCAAAGAAAAAACACTAAGAAAGGACGGTGAAACAGGTGTCATCTATTCAGACAGGTATTGAACTTAATGACCAATTCAGCGGAGTGTTGAACAACATCATCAGTTCAGTGAACCTTGCCGTGTCTGCAATGTATGATATGCAGCAGTCAATGAACGCTGATATTGATACAAGCAGCATTGAAGGGGCAAGGGATGAAATCAATCAGGCAACCGCTGCCATTGAAGCAATGAATCAGGCAGCAAGCCGACAGACCGCACCTGATATTGCACCGCCTGTTGTGGATGGTGGAAATCAAGAACCGATTTCTGTACCTGTTGACCCGGTACTTCCTGACCCTTTGGTTGAAAATCCTGAACCAATCAGACCTGAAATTCAGCCAAACGCACCACCTGACCCTGAACCCGTAGAAATCCCGGTCACATGGAACACTGACGGGGTGGATGTGTTCACAGGAACAGGTGTTGAACGATTTCAGCAAGAAGTTCAGAGTGCAAACGATATGTTGAACACACTGAACACCACACAGGCAAGGATTTCACAGACCGCACAGGGAATGGATATACTGCCGGATGCAGCAGTTCAGGATATGAACACCATGCAACAGCGGTTATCTGCAATTCAGCAGCGGATTCAGCAGATTGAGAACAACCCGGTAAATGTTGGGGCAGACAATGCAAATGCAGAACTGGAACAGTTGCGTATGCAGTTGAATCAGGCTATTCAGGAACAAAATTCACTGAATCAGGCAATGCAGAATATGGATGTTTCTGCTGCCAATGATGCCTATTTGCGTTTGTCACAGACGGTTGGCAACACAGAAAGGTATATCCGTGACAATGTGGATGAACAGGGGCGTTTCAATCAGGAAATTTCAGCCGGAACACAACAGGCAAATGAATTGACCAATACCATCAAACGGGCAGTTGCAGCTTATATCAGTATTCAGTCAGTTGGGAAAGCACTGAACATTTCAGACGAACTTGTTCAGACAACATCCCGTTTGAATATGATGAATGACGGGGTTCAGACAACCGCTGAACTTGTCAACATGGTATATGCAGCAGCACAGGATGCAAGGGGTTCATTCAGTCAGATGGCTGATGTTGTTGCACGTTTTGGTAACAACGCAAAGGATGCGTTCAGCAGTTCAGAAGAAGTTGTTGCTTTTGCTGATCTGATTCAAAAACAGATGACGATTGCCGGGGCAAGCACCCAAGAAGCAGCAAACGCAGAATTGCAGTTATCACAGGCACTTGGTTCAGGTGTCCTTCGTGGTGATGAATTGAACAGTATCTTTGAACAAGCACCTAACCTGATTCAGAACATTGCAGACTATCTTGATGTTCCAATCGGTAAGATCAGAGAAATGGCAGCGGATGGGGAACTTTCCGCTGATGTAGTCAAGGCAGCAATCTTTTCTGCTGCTGATGACATTAACAGCAAATTCAATGAAATGCCTATGACTTGGGGGCAGATATGGCAGTCAATGCAGAACACCGCACTGATTGCATTTCAGCCTGTTCTTCAAAGACTGAACGATTTAGCCAATAGTGAAGCATTTCAGACTTTCATTCAGGGTGCTATTGAAGCAATGGCAACCCTTGCGAATATCCTTCTGAATGTGTTTGATTTGGCGGTGTCAATCGGTACTTTCATAGGTGATAACTGGTCAATCATTGCACCTATCGTATATGGCATTGTGGCAGCACTCACAGCATACATTGCTATTTCTGCAATCGTGGCAGCAATTAACGGTATCATGGCAATGGCAGAAGGTGTCAAGGCTGCTGCTCAAATGATGGCAACAGGTGCAACATTTGCAGAAACCGCAGCACAGCAAGGTCTTAACGCTGCACTGATGGCTTGTCCTTTAACTTGGATTATCATGCTGATTCTTGCGTTGATCGTGGTTATTTTTGCCGTATGTAATGCGATTGCAAAAATGACAGGTATTGCAAATTCAGGGTTCGGTGTGATTACTGGTGGTGTAAACGTGGTGATTCAGTTCTTCAAGAACTTAGGTCTGACCGTGGCAAACATTGCCTTGGGTATTGGAAACGCCATTGCAGCACTTGCATCCAACATGATGACGGCATTTCACAATGCTATCTGCAACGTACAGTCATGGTTTTACAATCTGTTATCAACCGCCTGTTCAGTAATTGAAAATATAGCAGCAGCCTTGAACAAGTTGCCGTTTGTAAGTTTTGATTATTCAGGCATCAGTTCAGCAGCAGATGACTATGCAGCCAAGGCAAGTGAAGCAGCCGGAAACAAAGAGGACTACACCAGTATTTCAGATGCGTTCAATGAAGGTTTCACAACCTTTGATGCGTTTCAGGACGGTTGGGCATCAGATGCTTTCAATGCGGGTGCAGCTTGGGGTGACGGTGTTGCTGACAAGGTTTCAAATTTCAGTTTATCGGATGTATTCGGTCAGACTGATATTCCTAATGTTGGTGACTACACATCAGGTTTCAATGATGCAATAGCAAATTCCGGCATTGGTGACGGTGTTGGAAGTATTGACGATAACACAGGTAAAATCAAGGATTCTTTGGATGTTACAGAAGAAGATTTGAAATACTTGCGTGACATTGCAGAACAAGAAGCCATTAACAGATTTACAACCGCAGAAATCAATGTTGATATGTCAGGTATGCAGAACACCGTGAACAGCGGTGATGACATTGACGGTTTTATGACCAAACTGACAGACAGCGTGAATGAAGCGGTAGACAATATGACGGAAGGGGTGCATGAATAAATGGCAAAAAGCGGATATGATATGTATTTTGACAAATGCCTGTTTCCTGTCACCCCTGAAAAGATAAGCATAAAAATCAATGGTAATAACAAAACGGTCACCCTGATAAATGAAGGTGAAATCAACATCCTGAAAAAACCGGGGTTGACCGACATTGAGTTTGAAGCAGAAATCCCGCAAGTGAAACATCCTTATGCAGTATATAAGAATGGTTTCAAAGATGCGGGTTATTTTATGGATATTTTTGAAGGGTTGAAAACGGGCAAGAAACCATTCCAGTTCATTGTGTGCAGACAGACACCCGTGGGGAAGAAATTGCTGAACACCAACATGAAAGTTTCCTTGGAAGATTATAAAATCACAGAGGAAGCCAAGAACGGGTTTGATTTCAAGGTCAAGTTCAATCTGAAACAATACCGGGACTATGGGACAAAAACAGTCAATATCAAGATTGCTGCATCTAAGCCAAAGGCAAGTGTAGAACCCAAGCGGGAAACGAACAATTCACCCGCCCCGGCAGCAGCACAGACCTATACGGTTGTGCGTGGTGATTGCTTGTGGAATATCGCAAAGAGATTTTACGGCAGCGGTGCAAAATACACCGTGATTTACAATGCAAATAAGGGTGTCATTGGTGGCAACCCTAACTTGATTTATCCGGGACAGGTTTTGACCATTCCGGCAGCATAAGAAAGGGGGTATTGTTCAATGTGTGTTGAACTTTTGACTGGTAATGAATCAGGAACAAAGGTATATCAACCAGCCGTTCAGGAAGGTATTGAATGGTCAACAGAAAGAAAAAACACCCCCGGAAAACTGGTTTTCAAAGTCCTGAAGGATGACATTCTTGATTTTTCAGAAGGTAGTCCAGTCAGGATGAAGGTAGACGGTGACAATGTATTCTTTGGTTTTGTATTCAAGCAGCAGAGAACCAAGGACAAAATCATTACTGTCACCGCCTACGATCAGTTGAGGTACTTAAAAAATAAAGATACCAAGGTCTATGAAGGAAAAACGGCAAACCAATTTGTGAAAATGATTGCAGATGATTATGCCCTGAACCTTGGCACACTGGATGATACCGGGTATGTCATTGAATCAAGGGTTGAAGAAAATACTTCACTGTTTGAAATGATTGCAAATACCCTTGACCTTACACTGACCAATACCGGGGAAATGTATGTTTTGTATGATGACTTTGGAAAACTGACCCTGAAAAGCCTGTCATCTATGTATGTGGGTGTTCCGGGGGCGTACCTGATGATTGATGAAGAAACCGGGCAGAACTTTGACTATACTTCATCTATTGATGAAAACACATATAACAAAATCAAACTGACCTATGACAATAAGGACACAGGAAAGCGTGATGTTTACATCACACAGGATTCTTCCAACATTAACAAATGGGGCATCTTGCAATACTTTGACACCTTGCAGAAAGGTGAAAATGGTCAGGCAAAAGCAGATGCCCTTTTGAAACTGTATAACAAAAAGACCCGTAACCTGAAAATTACCAACGCTTTAGGTGACAACAGAGTGCGGGCGGGTTCAATGGTTGTCATCAACCTTGATCTTGGTGATGTAAAACTGAAAAACTGGATGCTTGTTGAAAAATGCAAGCATACCTACAAGGAAGGTGAACATTGGATGGATTTGACACTTAGAGGGG